TGCTGTGCTGCTCGCTGTTGCCGTGCCACCTGATAGCCATAGGTTACTGTGTATAATCCGCGCGTGCGTAAGTGGCTGAGGCGCATCAACCAAGATTTTGCCGCCACTTTCCAACAAAAGAAAACTGCCATCTTCTTTTAGCAGGCAGCCGCCATCCGCTATTGTATAGCCAGATTGATAGATGATGGTCATACTAGCCTCAAAATTGCGCCGCCTTCAATTCGTTCATTCATTTCACCCATGATTTCATTGATGAGGCCACCAACTTGATCGCGTGAAAACACATCACCGGTCAATTGAATTGCTACATTGCGAGACGCGGCGGGCGCTGTTGTCGCCCCGCCCGATGCAGCCATTGCGCCGCCGCCGCCGCCGCCGCCGCCGCCTCCACCTGACTTTGTGGTACTGCGGATGTTGTTTACGGCCTTCATACCAGTTGCAATAACGCTTGCAAAGGCACCGATATTTGCAGGAAAAGGCATCTTTAAAGCTTCGGTTGCGCCTTGGTAAGTGTTCATAAGTGCTTGTGCAATGGCAAGCGGCTTTGACTTAGTAAACAAGCCTGACATTGCATCTAACACTCCAGAGGTTGCAGATTCAGCGTCTTTAGCCGTCATATTTGACATATTGCCTATAACGCTGCGCACAAGGCCAGTTGTGCTGCTTATGCCGTTTGCCAAGCCTTGGCCGATGTTTTGTCCGATTTCATGGAAAACTTTCGAAGGCGAGGCAATTCCAAGACGGTCCTTAACCCACTGAGGAAGGCTGTCTGTCAAAGAATAAATTTTTTCTTTTAGCTCTTCCCATTTTGCCATTATGCCGTCTAAAAGCCCTTGAACAATGTCGTTACCCATTTGCATAAAAGTAGCAGGCAATTCTTTTATGTAATCGACAGCGCCTTGAAAGGCATTCGCAAACCAGCCCTTGACGCTAGAAAGAATATCTTGGATATCGTCGCCCCATTTCATCCACGCTGATGTGAGAAGCGCCGCCGCACCAATCAAAAGCCCGATTGGACCAGTTGCCAACAACAGCGCGCCGATTGCCGACGACATAGCACCAACAGCAAGAAGAATTGGACCTCCTACACCCAGCGCCAACGCAATAACGCTGGCCACCTTTTTAACTGGTGCCGGAAGTTCGCCAAACCAAGAAATCAAATCGCCGATCTTGGTTATTACAGATCCAATCGCTGGAATAATTTTGTCCTGTAAAACCGGAATTAGTTGATTGAAAACAGGTATCAATTTTGCGCCAAGCTGGTCACGCAAAGCACCCATTTGAGCTTTCATTTCTGCCATGTTGTCTGTAAAGTCTGCGCTTGCACTAACAGCATCTTGGCCCATAACAATTCCAAGTTCATGCGCCTTGTCGCGCAATCCCTGTATGTCGCCACCGCTTTCACGCAGTAAAGGCCCTAGCTTAGCAGCCTCTTCGCCAAGAACAGAAGCCGCCAACGCTGCCGCTGCCGCCGGACTGTCTGTCTCTTGCAATCTTGCAATTAAAGCTTTGAACGCGTCGTCGGTTGAAAACATATCGCTTGCGAGCTGATCTTGTGAAACGCCTATTGCGGCAAAAGCATTTACCATGCTGTCGCTACCGCTCTTGGCTTGACCCAGGCGAGTTGTCAGCTGCCGAAATGCGCCGTCAAGTTGTCTGCTTTTAAGGTTTGAAACCTGCCCGAGCGCAAATTTCAACTCTTGGTAAGCTTCAGTCGACAGGCCTAATGCTTTTGATTGCTTGTCAATAGCGTTGCCCACCTCAGCCGCAGCTTTTGCAACGCCAAACATTGCGGCGCCAGCTCCTGTTGCTGCGGCGCTAACAACCGAAAGCCGCGCGCCTACTCGCCTAGTGGCAGCTCCAAAATCTTGCATTCGGCGCGCAACTCGATCTGTTTGCGCTCGCATAGTTTCCATGCGCTTGGAAACAGAAGTCATTGCTTCGTCAAACTGACGAGTGGAAGCGCCTATGACAATTTCAATTGGTGGTATTGCCATCGTTTACGCGCTCCATCCAGCGGACAAGGTGATCCGCTTCTTGCTTGGAAAGTGGCTTCGGTTTTCCGCTGGTTTCATATTTTTCCTCCAGTTTTTCCGAAACAAGCCACCAAAAATGACGCGGTTTCATTTTCCAAAATTCAGACGGGGAAATGCCCAGATGTAAAACAGCTGTCTGATAAGCCGATCTTACGAAGGGCTGATCTTTTTTCCATCATCACCGACTAACCCTTCTGGCGCGCCGTCCATAAGTACGTCCATTAGCTTCGTGATTGCAGATTGAATAATCAATAAACTGTTTTCTTCGCTTTGCCCTTTGATTTGATCCATCATGGCGCTATGAATTTCGCGCGGTGTCACGCTTCCGCCTGCAAAGTTGATCATTTCTGCGTAGCAACGTGATATGCGCCGAAAATTTGGGTTTTCAGCCATATCCGCTAGAGCGGACAAAGAAACAATATCCTCAATTCGCTCACCGAGTTCAAAACTATCTTCCTCGGTGATTGTATATTTTTGGTCTGCCCAATCAATTTTTATTGCTGGCATTAGACAGCCGTCGTGTAAGTCCACGCCTTTGACGATTGCATGGAACAAGTGAAGGTTACTGCATCGTTATGGACGCCTGTTTCTTCATAATTAGCTAGATAAAAATCGCATGAAATGTCGCCGCCGTCTGCAAAATCAATAGTCACATCAGTTAGCATGTTGTCAGCGCCCAAAGCTGTATCACGCATTATTTTGTCTGTCCAAACGCCGGAAACAGAAATATCTAGCGCCTTTTCACCAGCAAAAGAAGCCAGCGTTCTAAACCCGCTGTCGCCTTTTCCAGTAATATTTATTGGCGAATTGTCAACACTAACTCCATTTTCACGCGCGCCTGCAATAGCGGTGCCCGCTTTTTTAATCAAAAATGATCGTCCTGTGTCAGCCATTGTGTGAACTCCTGTTTAGCTGGTTAATAACATCTATATATCAGACGCGCTTATCCGTAAACGCATTAAGCCGTTTTGAGTGTGCCCGTCTGGATCTAGGGAAATATTTGCGCTTTCAACTTGCACCAGAAATATTTGTCCGCTGCAACCCAAAGGCAAAGCCATAGCTTGGTGATGGACCGCATTCCAAATTTTATCGCTAATCAATTCGGCTTCTATTGTGTTATTACTACGAGACCAAATATTGATTTGCACTAAAGTCTCTGTGCCGAATGTTGTCTTGGTGTCAAACGGCGTAGTTGCGTTTAAAAGAATAGTGAGATAGGGAAAATCAATATTTTTTTCCGGTTCGCCTGGCTGCGGCACGACCGTGTAAACGCCAGTTATTAGATCCATGATTGCGGAATTGCCTGTCAGTGAATTGTAAACAGCCCTCTGTATGCAATCGTTATTCATTGTTTAATTGCCTTTTGAATTAGGCGTTCAACACTGCGTTGAAATACAGGTTTTTCAGCTTCTGCCACAGGTATCCAAACGGGTCTTGGTGCTATTTCTTTTGTGCCCTCTTCAAGCCACTTAGCATATTTTATGCGGCTTAAAACAGCAACGCGGGCCCGCCCAATTACGCGGAACAAAACACTTGAAACAAGACGTCCAGTATCCGTCATAGGAGCTTCACCTTCGCTTGAAGCACGACTGCTAGCAGATCTGCCCCGGCCTGGCCTAAGTCTTCCCGTCGCTGGCCCTTGGTTAATGCGGCGCTTAATTTCAGACTGCATTTCCAATCCTGACGCAGTTACCAATCTTTTTAAATCTTCATCAATATCTTCGCTAATGCGCTTCAATGCGCGCTCAACATCGCGAGTTTGGCGGACTTCGATTGATATACTCACACTGCAACCCCGCCACTCAAATCAATTTCCAGCCAGCGATCGGCTAATTCTACGTTATTGACAAATCGAATGTTGTAAGCACGGCTGCGGATTATTACTCGGTCATTTTCTTTGATGTCCGAAAAATAGCGAGAAGTTATGCGCCATTTGCTAATTGCTTCAATTCGATCAGACGCAAAACGCTCCGAACCAGATAACGCTTTGACCGCTGCGCGGGTGGGCGCGCCGGTTATAGCTGCCCATTCCTCAGTAAAACCGCCAGATCCGTCGCTTGTCCTTGTTGACCTTTCAAACGAAATAACTTCGTTCAACATTCCGGCGTGCATGTCGCAACATTTCATAACGTGTTCCACATGATTTTATTTCTACAAAAGCGCCGGAATTAACGCTGTTTTATTATTTATGTTATCAACTTTTCCGTCAACTGTCGTGACATTAGTGCTTACTGTGTTAACGGCCGCATCAATCGTATCAACTTTACTATCAACGGTTGAAATCAAATCAAGCTTTGCGCTTTCCCCAGGCGTAAGCCCGCTTGTGCTGGTCTCCTTTACAAAAACGGCAGGCGGGTCAATCTGTATAGAATTAGACGCGCTCGCAATGATTGTTGCGCCGTCCTCTCGGTCAATCCAAGCGCCTGTTATTTTCAACGCTTCGGCTTTCGTGTTGTCAAATGTGATTGCGCGCGTTGCCGTCCTGTTTGAAATCCTGTTTATCTGCGGCCAACTTATCGCGCCGAACGCCTCAGAAATACCCGTCGCCGTTGTGATGAAATAGAAATACCAAGCCGCAATGTCGCCGCCTGCAACTTGGTTGTCAGCATCGTTGAAATCAAACTGCATGTTGCCGCTGTCCCAAGTGATGCCTGTAACGGTTGATCCGTCAACGCCATAGCTCGCATATGTGGCGTTCGCTTCTTGCGTAACAAGCAATGACCAACCTGTTGCTGATGCGATAACAGTGGACGAAAACTCAAGATTCGATACTTCTGTAACGCGAACTTCTAAAACGTCATTTTCTGAATAGCCAGCGCCCTCAGCATAAGTTGTAGTGTAGCTCGTGCCCGAAATAATTGCATTGTAAACTTCGGTTAAAGTGGTGCTGTTATAAATTCGCAAACGAGATCCAGCAACAACACCCGTCACCGATATGTTGCGCGGAGCCAAGACTGTGCCGTTCGTGTCTGTGCGCTCACCGTTAAAGACAGCGTCATTTGCGAGCGTGATTGTGCCGGTGGTTGTCATGTCTCCAGTGTAGGTGCAGCCGTCGATTACAACGTCCCAATCCGCCATGTCAAAAGCCGAACCAGCCTTTACCCAGCTTTCAGGAAAGTCTAGCTTTGCATCATACTCTAACTCTCTTTGATAGTAATCATATAAATTTTGAAAACCGTGATCTTCTGTGATTGTTAACGTGCTTGTGGTGAAATTTATATCTATGCCCGTAAGTGCAGCCGCCCCCGATTTGCTCAACACTACATTAATATTTTCCGCAAGGCGAACTTCCTGCTTAATCGGCTCCGCAACAGCGCTTTGAAAGCCTAAATAAGTGTATCCATATTTCCGAATGCGAATGTCAAAGGGTGCTTTGCTAACCGCTGTTGCTCCGTGGTCCTTACGGAAAAACCTTGCGTTAATCTGTGAAACTGCACCACTTGCACTTGTCTGGACACCCCCGCCCTGCACGTCTCCCACCGTATCATAAACAGCCACCTTAACGCCTGACAATCCTGTGCCGCTGGCATCCGTCACGGTGTAATTTATGGATTTTAGCTGT